TGTTTTAGCAGTGCCAGTGGCGTCCAGTTGTGGCACTAGTTCAACACCTCGAGCAACGGCTTCGGCCATGCGTTGTGCAACTACTGGGCCAGTTGGATCATTCCACTCACCTTCCCATACACCTTTACCAATTTGGAATCCGCCTGAATCGCCTAGCACCCAACTAGTGCTACGATCTCTGTTACGAAACATGTCTTCGCTTGGATCTGGTTTAGACAAATCCAAGTTTGCATGTCCTGCTGAATACAAACAATGATCAAAGTAAAATGCCGCATTTGGATTCAAATAATTCATTGCTTCAATACCCATGGGTCCAAAGCTCGCAGGAATGCGAGCAGGATCCACATAGTTACTGTATCGTTGTTTTCCAATATACGTGCTATAAAAACCACTTGTTGCTGGCAAGAAATATGCGTAATCGCTTTGATGTGCTGTTAAATTTTTATTCAAGTCGACCCCACTTTATTTTTAACCAAATTCTTTCATGTATATAATAATCGATACTTAGTAATATATGCAATGCTGTAGCAAATCCAGTGGCACTACCAATATCCCCAGTAAACAAATATGTCCATACTATCGTGAACAGCCAAGCTGTGACACGGTATGTTAACATTCTTACTACTGTTCTTTTTTTAGTTTCCATTATTTGCTTTGTGCTGGAAGAATGTAGTCGTATGTGGCTAACCCGCTGTCTACAGTGATATTCAAAGCACCTGCATCTGCAATACGAACAGTTTTGTCACCGGCCAAGTTTAAAATACTTTGCACTTGGCTAACAGGCCATGACCATGTTTGACGCAACTTGCCAGTAACTCCACTTTGGAACACAAACGAACCTGCGTGAGTACTTGCATCACCAAAACTAACAACCAAGTTGCCATTGTCTGTGCTGACTTTAAAAGTTTGTTCTTCTGTGTGAGCATTTGCTTGAAACTTCAAACGTTGTATACTAGCCATGGTTGGCTCAAACTCGATGTCCCACTTTGCACCTTTGAACTTGACAGTTTTCAACATGTCGTTGATAACGTTTTCATTCATGAAGCGATAGTCGTTTTCAAAGTCGCCAGCGCCGTTTTGAAAGTGCAAACCTGTTGGAATGTCTTCACCGTTGCGTTGTTGTCTAACAACTTTAATAGTAAAGTTTTCTTTGTACTCTGGACACTTAAGGTGTGTGTCCAACTTGTTCAAGTTAGGCATACCAAATGTGCCATCCAAGTTCTCTACTGGATCTTTTGTTTTGGCATTAAGAATAACGCTACGGTCTTCAGCCATTGACTCAATTACAGTCTCTTTATCACTGGAAGTGATTTTGACTAAAGGTAAAATACCTAGGCTGTGTGTATGAGCTACTAGGTCTTGTAAAAAATCTTTCATATTAATCTCCATGTTTGTTTATTATATAGGTTTTTGTGACTATGTCAATGTGTTTTTTCTTCAAAACTCGAACAAGCTATTGAAGGTATTTTTCTCTTCGGTACTGCCAATATCCCATTTTAGTACACCAATCAAGTTGTCTAACTTTTTGTCAATAACAGTGGCTTCCATCTCAGCGTGTTCAAATGGCAAGACTTTGAACCACTGTGGCAAGCGCAACTCGTCTACAGGATACGCAACACTGGTAAAGCCCATTGGGTTTTGTTTGAGTTTACAAACAATAACCTTAGCACCGTCAGTGATGTTCATACTGTACTTGTCGTCGAACATACGCTTCAATGTATTCCAGTTGATACTAGCACGTACATGTCCAGGCATATTTGCTTTGCCTTTCTTTGCTTCACTTGCTTGATATTCTGTAATGTTGTTGGCACGTTTAGGACTGCCTTTCTCCCAGCCTGGTCTAGCTTTGAATCTAATTCTAAATTCAGCAATGTGATCCAATACTTCTTGCTCAGGTTTGCCCATTAGAACCATTTCAAGAACATCGCTCAAGAAGTTTTGAATAAATTCTGGAGTATCACTGCGCTTGAGGTCCAAGCCCATGGCCTTGATCTTACCAGGTTTGCCATCCACGTCTGTACGCTTGCCTTCTTTGTCATAATACAACACAGCATAACGTTTCTTGGTGATGAACAGGCTCTTTGAGCCCACAATCTCTCTGCCTGCTTTGATAACTTCTCCACGACTTTTTGGACAATGAAAATAGTCCAGCATAAATTGTGGAAAGGTAGTGTTGACTTCTTCACCAATTTGGTCGTAAAGTTGAATCACGTTTTCTCTACTCCACGGAATAGCACCGCTATCTATATCTTTTTGTAGTGTCTTGTATGCCGAGAAATAACACGAGTCAGTGTCACCGTAGATAATTGCTTTACCACGGTAATCATAATCGCCAGTTACGATTTCATTAACTTTACCAGCCATGTGTTTAACAATCTGACGACCAGTCAGTGTAGTTGACTGCCCGATACGCTTGTCAAAAAACCTACAACCGCTGTTGAGAATAGCACCATACAAACTGTTAAGGTTAATCTTCTTGACCAGTTGTCGCTTGTCCCAGTATTCTTCTTCAACTTTATTTCCTGCCTTGATGGCATCCTTTAGCTTGGCCTGCATCTCTTTACGCTCACTGTACCAACGTTTTAGCAAGCCTGGAATGATACCTTCTTTTTCATATGTGAAGATAGTGCCATTGGCACTGAGCATCCACGGTTGATTGCTTTCATAAATCAATCTGTATACTTCTGCTGCCGACACCACGTCACTGTCTCCATTTTCCCAGTCAATGGTGATGTCTGTGCCAATCTCTTGTGCCATTACTGCTTCGTATTCTAAACTGCCAAACACACCTTCCCATGCTGCCGCAAACGATTTGCCTTTTGCCATTTGTGCTTCAATATGTTCTTCAGTCATGGTCTGACGCAACTGCCCAATAATGGTCTCTGGTCCCATGTTAAGTGCTCTAATGGCACTGGGATACAGACTGTTGATATCCAATGAGCCAATCCAATCGTGAATACCTTCTTTAGGATGTGCCACATACGCACCTGCCGCACCTGCGTTGTCTTCACGTTCACTCATCTTGACGCGATTGGGAACTTGAAATCCTCTACGATGGCTTTCATTAATAATAGCTTGTTCAGTCACTGCCACAGCACCCATTGTGGTTTGTAGCAATACTGTGTTTTCATGTGCCAGTGTGTTGGCAAGATCCATGAATTTTAATTTTTTATCTAAATCGTCTAGCAGTTTGCAGTCGTTGATGTTGTATTCAACAAATGTTTTAAAGTCGTTGTTGTACAACTGATCCAGGGTGCCTTCGTACTGTGTTTTACGTTGCCCCAGTTCATATTCTGCAATAGCATCTAGCCTGTATGTATGACGTTCTTCGTATGTGTACTTGCGATACAGTTCTAGATAATCCAAATGCACACGACCAATGTAGTCGTATGTTACACTGTCGCGACCAAACTTTTCATATTCTCTGCGTTTGGGAAATTGATTGAACAAACAAAAACGTCTTGTGTCTTCTTTGCTTAATACTTTGGTAACACGATTGGTTGTGTATGGTACGTCGAATCCTTCACTGTTCCAACCACTAATCACGTCTGCATCTTGTATTAGATCCAGGAACATGTCCAACAAGCCTGCTTCATTATCAAACAAGTAGGTGTTGGGAAAGTCTTTGACCATTTCCTTGGCCGCTTCCATAGTAATGGTCTTTGGAGGCACTGCCATACAAACCATTGTTTCCATCCATTGTAGGTAAACAGCAATAGCAGTGATTGGCATAAATGCATCTTCTGGACTTGCATAGCCACGCTCTGGATCGAAGTCTACCTCAATGTCAAAAAATGCCACATTTAATTTTGGTGCATCTTGATTTAGGTAATGTTCACTCAGCGTTACAAAGATTGGATTGATATCGGACTCATACAGTTCTTTGCCACTGTTAATGGCCTGTTCTTTTCTGAGTTCTTTTGTGTTCTTACAAACAATACGTGTTAGCGCATCGCCGTAGATTGATTGAAATTTGCCACGTGGGTCTTTGACATAGAACGTGTGTTTGACTGGAATGTCACGGAACTCACGCTCACCTTTCTTGTTGCGTTCAACCACTTTAACGATGTCGTTCTCGCGGTCAAACCATGCGTCTACATAGCTCATAATTCTTCTCCATGCAATTTGAGGCTTGCACATACCTTCATGCGGTTTATTGGCCCGCCGACCTTTCGTGTGTACTACTTATTAGATACGCTTGGTGATATCCAAAATTGCTTCAATTTCTGCCCAATCTTCATTGTGAGCTGACCAGTCGCCTTTGTGTGCAATTTTGATTGCACGATTAATAATACTGGGTTTTACCTGTAATTCTTCTGCCACTGCCTTGACTGTTTCTTTCAAACCTACTGATAAGTCTTCAATTTCACGTAGCACTGTGCTACCTTCCGAAATTAAACGCTCTAGTTTTGCCTTTTCTTCTGCACCGTATGATCGACCTGACATTGATATCTCCTTAACTATATGCCTATTATATACTAATTATCTTGTGAACGCAACCTTTAGAGGTGGAAATGGCAGAAATTAATCTGCCATTCATTTGATTAACCGCGGGCTATTTTCAACCAGCGAGCCAATTCGTCATCACTTTCTTTAACTTGTCCCTTGTTGTCAATAGTTGTACCTGCTGGAACTTTTGGAACAGTTATGGTCTGAGTTGGGGATGATGTGGTGCCTGCTGGACTTGCAGCTTGACCTGAAGTGGCAGGTTTAGAACCTGCCACTGACTGATTAGCTTTTTCTATTGCAGCATCGGCAGATGTTATATGACTTAGTAATTCTGTATCTTCGGTATCTCTGTACCCGCTACTGATCTTTAGCATTCGAGCAATAAGTTGTTTTTGCTCTGGAGTCAATTCGCTAGGAGCTGTTGGCATTGATCCTTGACCGCTACCGCCGCTTGCCGGTGTATCAGTGACTGTGGTGTTACCGCCTCCGCCTCCGCCTCCGCTGCCTTCTTCCCCGCCAGCTGGAGCTTCATCACCGCCCAATGCTGCCATTGTTCCGGCACCTATTGCAGCAGCACCGCCCAACCCTAGAGCCAATGCCTTTTTAGGATTAGCTTTGGCCCACCCTGACAATCTACCTGATCGTTTAGCAACTTGGGCTTCTGCGGATGCTGCAGCTTTTTCGGCAGCACTTAGTTCCTTGCCAGCTACACCTGCCGCATCATCTGCGG